ATATATAGTCATCTGATTTATACTTTGGTTCTATCCAAACATTCCCTATAATATATATAACTATAGGATTCGATTTTTGAAATGTACCATATCTTATTTTAAAATTTTTATTTTTTAACTTTAATTTAATATCTTTTGCAGTTCTTAACATATATTAATATATTTTATATTATATATATACTATTTTTATTTAATAAAACAAAATTTATATTAAATTAATGTTAATTTTTTATATTTAACCAGTTACAGGAAAAGAAGATAAATTCGGATAGAATAAAATATCTGACCAGTTAATATCATTTAATACGGTTGCAATTCTTGTTGCTGTATTTTGCCCTGGTTTTGTTTCGTTTCCGATTTGATTAATTAAATCTTGTATTTGCTCTTTTGTGTCCATTTTATTTATTTAATAATCTTTTTATCTCCGCAATATCATTTTTTATTTCATTAATAGATTTTTCATTTTCAAGATCTGTATTATAATCATTTTCTGCTGTTATTTCTTCATGTTTCGATTGAAGATTTTGAGCTATCATTACTAATGGTAGTAAAATTAATTGTAATACATTTGACATAAATAGCCATAACACAAAACCAGGATATGGATCAAATCTAAATGATGACGGAGCGAACATATTCCATCCTAGCCATATAACAGTCCAAGATATTAAAATAATAAAAAAACCTACAGTACCTACTCTGCCAACAACAGATAATCCAAATTTTTCAAATTTAGTTAATTTATCAATATGTATATTATTAGAATTTTTAATTTTTGTCATATTATATAATTATTTAATATCACTTATTTCATCTAAAACAGATTTTTTTTCTAATATATTATATATATCAGTTAAATAATTATCTTTATTAAAACTTTCATTTAATAATTGTTCTTTTAAAGTTAAAAATTTTTCTTTAACATCTATATCTTCTGATTCTTTTATCAGTCCATTTAATTGAGATAAACAATCATTTTTAACTTCATTATATATAGCATGTTTATCATCATTTGATTTAGCTGATATAATTTTTTTAAATAAATCTTTTTCAGATTCATTCATTTTTTCTCCATATTTCCTATTGAATTTTTGAATCATTATATTTAATAATAGCGTTTTATCGCCTTTATATTCGTTTTCTTCAACAATAGTTTTTGGTTCAATTTTTTCATTAATCATATATGCATGTGCCTCGTCTATATATTTTAATTTTGTATTAATATTTTTAATATTATATTTTTCTGTAATAAGTTTATCTAAAATAGCATATAATGGGGCATATTTAACATTTTCTGATAATTTTAATTTATCAAATGCTTTATTTAATTTTTCATTAGCTTTTTTAATATCATCAGATGAATATTGTTTAAATTCGTTAATAGATTCCTTTATAAAATCTTTACGTTGATCAACGTTTTCTTCATTAAATAATTGGTTATAGAAATGCCATTCATTTAATAATATATCATTATTTTTTATTAATAATATGCATTCATTTAATTTATTTTTTTTATTTAAAATTAAATTTACATTATTATTTATAGCTTCATATATTTCTCCAAAATTCTTCATGTCTTATTTATTTTTTTTATGTTTATTTTTGGTATAATTATCAATTTCATTAATCATATTATTAAGGTCTTCATTAACCAAGAATGCTTTTGATAAAATATCTGGATTAAATTTACCATTTTCTTTAAGTTCTCTTTCTTTTAATTTCTTTATATAAATATCGCTAAACAATAATTCTTTAGTTTTATTTCTATTTTCTGTTAATAAGGGTTTTTCATTCTTTTTTTTATTTTCTGTCGTGGCAGGATTAATTGGTACTTCATTATTAGTTTCTTCAGTGTTGTTTTCTTCGCCGTTATTTTCTTCGTTATTAGCTTCTTCATTATTATTTTCTTGATTCAAAACTTCATCTGCTGAAAGTTCACCTTCATTTCCCTTACCAGTTCCAAAATCTTCCATGCTCATTGAACCACCGCCTCCTAGTCCACCTATAGAAGAAAATGAACTTTCATTTTTTCCATTATCTTCTGAGTTACCTGATATATATTCAGATCCTGGTTCACCATATATTTTATCAACGCTATCAAATACGCCTGTTCTATTAATAATTTGATCAGTCTTTTTTAACTCATTTGCAATTGCATGTTCCAATCTTATTTCATTTAGATTTTCTGCGATTTCATCATCGGTCCATCCAAGTACTTGTTTTAAAGCTCTTGACCATGATACAATTTGAATACCATTTTGACCTTCATTAAGCATAGCACTAATTACCCTGATCTTTGTTTCTAATTGTTCAATACGCATCATCTCTGATTGGGTTGATGGATTATTCATTGTAATAGTAAAATTTGTCAATTCATCTTCCATGCCCATAAGATATAAATGAATAGTTGCTATTTTAGTCAATTCTAATATAATAGATTGTTGAACTTTCATAACACTTCTTGAAAAGCGAATATCCATAAGAGCTAAATTTTTTCCATCACCAGTGCTTTCTTCAAAATTTAAAAAAGCCTTAGGTACTCTCAATGCGGATAATACTTTGTTTTGTATAAATTTTAAATCTTCTATTTGATTTAAATTGGCTGCTCCGCTTAATGTATCTATTGGATTAGGAGCATTTTCATTTCTTACTGGAACAAATATATCTTGATCTACGCCTAATATATTTTTACGTAAATCAAGTTGTCCAGTTAATGGATCTACAACTGGAGTTCTTTTAAAATTATTAGCTATTTCTTGAATATAAGCAGGTACATCTTTATCATCTATGCCACCTACATTTATTTTATATACTCTTCTTTCAATACTACGCTCTAAACGATAGATTAACATCATATCCTCCATAAGAGCTAATATTCTCCAATGTCGTCTAGCCTTATTTAATATACTTACACCATAAGGTAAATATAATGAATCATTCAACAATCTAAAATGTGATACTTGCCATGATCTATATGGCGTTGCATCATTTTTACCAACCCATACAAATTTCAACTCATCTTTGTCGTTTCCATTTCCAGTCATATAATTATATGGATTTGTTAAATCGCCTTCATATCTCTCTATTTCATAAACTGGTAATTGTCTCCAACCTAAAATGCCTTCTCTGTCATTAATATTTAATAAATGAAAATCGTTTCCATATTTACAAGTAGTTCTAACTATCATTGGTAGAACAGTATGAATTTGTAAACGATTAACAAATAAATCCTCTAGAATACTTTTAATTCTATTAGATTTAGAATATATATTAATCATCATTCCTTTATCATTTAATGTTGTGGCTTCTTCTGAATAAATGTCTAATGCAGAGCCTATTTCTGGAAATGCATCCATTAGTTCTGCATCTCTGTACATTAATTTAACATTATTTAGCCCAGATAGATTAGTTAATTCGGCATCCCGATTAGCTTTAACCCACATTGCAGATAAATATTTATTCTGTTGAGCTTGTAATTTTGCCGCCTCATATTCTTCTTTATTAGAAGTTCGAATAATAGTATTTGGGGAGATAGAATAATTATTTACATGTTTTACATTACTTGGTTTATTATTACCCCATCTTCCACTAAATACTCCATCTAGTTCTTGAAAGAGTGTTTGAATCCTATTTGTATTTTTATTTGCCATTTAATTCATTTTTATTATAAAAAAATATGAAATTATATTGTAAAGTAAATGTTATTTAATGTTTTGATACATTAGGGATAACATAAAATTTGATATTTTATTTGTATTTTTTTCTTTTAATAATTCATTTTTTATTTTATTTTCATTCATATCTTTATTTAACATTTTGGACGAATAAAATGGAAGAATTACATCATTTTTTTGAAAAAAATGAGATTCACTATTATTTGATAAATTAGCTGCTGTTATCCATGATTTTAGTATAACTTTATCTTTACTAATAGCTGCTTCTAATTTTTTGAATGAAAATTGTAAGACGAAATAACCCATGGCCAAACATGTTAATGTATCATCGTGAAATCCAGACATATGATCCATTCTACCATTTCTAAATATCCATGTGTCTAATTCAGTAATTACTCTTTTTGAACGAATAATAATTGCATTATCTCTTAAAGCAGCAGCAAAACCACTTAACATTTGGAATCTAACTCCAGATGAATGGAACCCAGGTAATTTATTATTATCATTTGTTGGATATTTTATATATCTTGATTCAATGGTAAAGTCTTTTAAATTTGGGTCATCATAATATAAATTAGAATATCCCAATGACATCATAGTTAAAACACATGGATCTCCCACTCCACCAATGCAGTCAACAACAGCAAATGCATTATTATATGTTAATCCATATCTATATGCTATCTCTCCCAGCATATCACCAGGCATTTTACCATAGTATTCTAGCACTTGCTCAATTATAGGATTACCATTATCATCAATAGCATCAATATCTAATATTTGTATAACAGAATTATCCGCAGCATCTCCCCTTGAAGCATCTATTGGCATTATATAACGGTGTCCTTCTATGGGTTTTTTCCATATCCAAGTTTCTTTAATAATCTCATCAGTAAATATATACGGACGCACATTACGTTTTTCTTGCATTTCTATTGTTTCAGGCGAAACAACGTTATCAGATGAACCAATAAATGAAACGTCTAATTCTTGTGCAATTTTTTGTGAATCATTATTAAATTTACGGCACATTTTTTCGTACCATGGTGAAGTTGGTTTCCATCCTTCCGCTTCCAGATTTTCCCAATGTTCTTCGTCGTATTTTATATATCCATCACTATCGTGTTCTTCTTCAAACCACTCTTCTTCTGATATATCTTTTCCATCAATTGTTTTAATAACATTTCTATGCCATTTTAAATATCTACTATATCTTGGGTCTTGATACCATTTTAGTTCTGTTATATGATATCCATTTTTACCCATTTTTGCTTGGTTGTATGTGTTATAATATAACTGATCCTTACCATGTGGCGTTGAAATCATAATAATATGTCCACCAGATGCAGTTGTGGCAACTGCTTGTGAAAATACTTCAACTCCGTTATCAATAAAAGCAGCTTCATCAAATATCAGCCAAGATACAGCAGAAACTCCACGAGCAGCACTTTCTCCAGATGATATTGCTTTAACAATACAGCCATTAAATAATTTTAA